CATAACCGTGATAAATCTTTGTATGCAACAATTCCCGCAGAATCTTTAAACCGTGGGTTAACTGTTGAGCCAAATTTACCTGTTGTTAATCAACACCGTTTAGTTCGTGAAGCAATCTACCTCTATAGCAATCGTGGAACTAAAATTGGCCTTGAAGGATACGCAGAAGGTTTAACTGGCTACGTACCTGCTGCAACTGTTTCTCCAAATCTTCTGTTATCTGTTCAAGACTCTACCTTCTATAACTCATTAGGTAACTGGGTATTTGGAAATGCAACAGCTACAGCTAGTGATGAACAATTTCCTGCAACTGGAACTAACGTTATTGACAATGTTTACTCATGCAAATTGGTGGCACCTAGTAACAGTTTCTCAATGATACTTGGTGAAGATGACCCAATTACAAAAGGAATTCCAGTAACAGCAGAAACTGAATATACTGTGTCTTGTAAAGTAAAGTCACCTTCAAGCGCTGGTACTGTGTACTTAAGTATTGCTTGGTTTGATGGGACTGGAACTGTTATAGATGCAACTTCTCCAGTTAGCACATCTGCAAATAACACGTGGAAGTTACTCAGTCAAACAGCCACTGCTCCTGCCAATGCTTTTTACGCTGGAATTGATATTTCTTCTAGTGCTGCTGGTACCTACTATGTAGACCAAGTATGTATGCAAATTGGGGACACAGTTGCCTACGACGAGGCTCGTGCAATTACCTTGGAACTTAGTCCAAAGAAAACTAACTACATTGAAAACCCATCATTTGAAGACAACGACTCTAATTGGGTTATAACTGGCGCAACTTTTAGTCAAGACGCATCGGTACCAGCAGATGGTTTTTCTGGAAGTTACAGCGGTAAATTTGTTGCTGCTGGTAATTGGTCCCTAGTCTGTGACTCACAAATTCCTGTTGACCCAGGAACTTATTTCACAGTATCTGGATATGTAAAATCTTCTAACATGGCATCCATAGATATTGCTATTGACATCTATGATGCAGATGATAATTACCTTACAACATACTCAGATGCACAAGCAGTAACTTCATCTTGGACACGTGGTTCTATCAGCGGACTTATTGGCTCAGATTCCATAGCTTCCTATGCAATTGTCACAATCTCTGGAACTGCTGGAACAGTGTATCTAGACATGATTCAAGCAGAAGATGCTTACCAAGCCACTGATTATTTTGATGGTTCTATGCCAAGCCAATTCGGTGCTGTATGGGCTGGAGCACCCCATGCTTCCAGGACTTACCTATACCCAAGTAAGCTAACTAAAATTCCTCGTCTTGCCAATACCCTCAATGACTGGGTACCTATGAACTCTTGGTGGCGTGTCAAGACCCTTGCGGAAGTAGAGTATACAAACTTAGAGGTGTAGTATTCCTGCATGGTTAATCTACTTATCGCAGTAATACTTTCAGGACTGGCAGTTACTTTTACCATTGAGTTCATTGCTCTTGGCTTAGGTATGTTTTTTAAAAAAGAAAAAATCTACACAGTCCTATCATTGCCTTTAAGTTTTGGGGCGCTCATATGTTTTTACGACATCAATAAACTAATCATTGTTGCAGTTCCAGCAGTGTCTTTTATTGTGCTGTTCATTAACAAGTACATCAATAAACCAGTACTAGTTAATGCTCCACGACGACTCCCAACCCTATAGGACATAATGAAAATCGCTCTTTTTTCAGATGATGATTTAGATGTTTCAGTTGGTCTTGACCTTCTCATCACAAAGTACGCAGAACAGTCGCCCGAAGTTATTTTTCCAGCAAAGGTAAATCAAGACGACTACACTCAAAGCATCATACGAAAGTGTTTAGAGAACAGCGTTAAAGTTACGATGTACTTTAAAAATGCCGAAGGGTTAGACCACCTGTTAAAACAAACTGATGACTTCATCTTGTGTGAGGACCCAGTACAAGAAGTCTTAAGGCAACTCACCCTTGGTGATGCTGTGGGCATTGTCTGGACAGATAGCCTTACTGACCATCTGGTAGTTCACAATGTGGAAGACTTAGCCTTAGACATCTGGGACATAACCGATGGCATTGACTCCATTGAAATGGATGATGACCCATTCATCGGTATGAATCCAGATGACTTGCACGCTGGTATGCACAAGGCTATGGATGTATTCATAGACATGATGGCTGCCTACATTGCAAGCACAGTCATGGACTCATTAGGGCAGGCTGTGATGGAGCACTTGCTTGACCAAGAGGACAAAAAAGATATCTCACCCTTTGATGAACAGGAGTAGGCTCAACCTGTGTACATACCGTTAGAGGCTTACTCTGCCAAGATAACTGATTTCCAGTTCCGTCTCTTTGCCATTTTGTGCCGTTTAGCGGGCCCTGGAGGGCTCATACAGACCTCCGTAGCCCAGCTTTGTGTAGAGACTGGCAAGTCAAGCGACAAGACAGTCCGTAACGCCCTGCAAGGGCTAGAAGAGGCTGGGCTTATTTACACAGAGTCCACCAAGCGTGCTAATGGTTACCGAGGAAAGAAAAAGATATTGGTAAAAAATTACCAAGATGAAAATGAGATGTTGGTAAAAAATTACCGCACCTCACATGACTACGTGACTAATAGTCACCCTAGCTATATAGCTACTAGACCATTAGTACCTAATAGCCATAGTAGTAAAGCTAGTTATAAATTAAAAGAATCTGAAACCAAAGGTTTCACAAAAGAAATAAAGGTTCCTATGAGAAACTACGCCGATGACGGAGAAGACCTTGCAGGATTTGGACTCATTGAGCCCAAGGATGCCCCGCAGCCAAAGGTCCGTAAGTCAGACCCCAAGACCCGTGGCAAGCGACCAGAGCACGAGTGGACAGCGATGGACGTTGCTGCTGAATTTAGCTACCAGGTTGGCCGTAAATACCCGTTGCTTCCAGGAACTGTTTCCGTCAAATCGTTATCGGGCGCCATTAGAAAATTCCGCACACAGTACGGAACAACCCCGCTCATAGAGCTTGAGTTGCTTCGTCTGTTTATGCAGGATGAACGTAACTTCAAAGACATTGGGGATGAGGCTCCCCATCTTTACAAGAAGTACCTTGCCTCCTTCGGCACGAAGATGAACCAGGCACGAGAGAACTTAGGGCTAAACAAAGTTACTGCTAAGATTGAGACAACCCCAGCATCTGGTACTCTCATCGCCAGTGACGGTCGTGTGTTCCAGAACTCTTTGTCTGGTCGTGCACAACTAGAGCGACATGAGAAACGATTGAAAGGCAAGGAGAACTAACACGTGGCAAAAAAGATTACAAAGAAATTCACTGCAACATTAACACTCAACACCGAACAAGGTGGCGCATGGTTGGCTAATGTCAGCCTTCTTACTCCAGCAGTTGACAGCGATAATCCAAACTCAATGCAACCAGCAGATGCTGTAAGTGCAGAAGCAGCATGGAAAAACGCATCAGCAGGTAAGCGTTGGATTAAATCACAGGTTCTAGCAATGACTCCTCGCAAGAGCGTCAAGATGGAACCAACTAAAGTTGATAAAACAACCGACAAGCCAACAGCATTTGTTGGAGTATTGGAATTCAAAGCATGAGCACTGATAACTTAATGCAGGACGCAGATTTTCTAGAGTACCTAGAAGAAAACTCAGTCCCAGAAGAAGAAACACAGATTGCATTTGCAGTTTGGCTTAAGGAAAACGAAGAAAAGTAATTGGAAGAAGAAGAACTTGAACAAGCCCTAATGCATTTGTATTCATTGGGGCTTGTTTCAGTTGAGTACGATGAAGACTTAGTTGCTAGGTTTGCAATAACGGATGAAGCCAGACTAAGGATAATAATTGAAGATATGGGGGGTAACACAGACGATGTATGACATTAACTCTTTGTCACCATTGAAAAAGCATTGGCTACTAAGGACTTCAAACATCCCTCGTAGATTTATTGGTTTAGAACCTGGAGATATTACTGAGAAAGTTGGCTCAGTTCCTGGTGAACTTTCTTCTTGGATTGAAGATGTTCTTAGTGGGCACGTTATTAAAAGCATTGGAAACATAGGGGTTAACGGTGTAGGGCTTGTCTTTGATGGCGGTCCTGGTCTTGGTAAAACAACTCACGCCGTTGTTGCTGCTATGGAAGTTGTACGCAATCTTCCAGAGGATGATGCTTTAGCAAGTAAGTTGATGGGTTTAAATTCAACAGAGTTTGGGTTAAAGTTTCGCCCAATTTATTACATGACATACCCAGAGTTCTTATCTTTGAAGAAGTCAACCTTTGATATGGATGGCGAAGATAAACGAGAGATGAGTTATGAGTTAGATGGGTTTCATGGGCGTTGCCGATTTGATTGGCTAAACGTCAGAGTTCTCATACTTGATGATTTAGGCAAAGAGTACGGCTCTAAGTATGACGACACTTCATTTGATGAGATTCTAAGACTGCGCTATGACAAAGGATTACCTACAATTGTTACTACCAACGTACGGTTAGAGAACTGGGAAGCCCAGTACAGTGAAGCCATGGCAAGTTTCGCTAACGAAGCTTTCATTAGAGTTCCTATACTTGGCTCAGACCTAAGAGGCGCCCAATGAAAGGACCTAATGTGAGTTCAGACTGGATGACTGTTCAACAGTTTATCTCTGCTCAGGGCGTGGGCATCTTTGAGGTTGAGTTAGATACAGTTACAAAAGAAACCCGTTGTAACTGCCCTGTGTGGGCCAAGAAGCACCTGTGTAAGCACACCGCCTTTGTAGAGACCAAGATTAAAAACCGTGGGCATTACTCCATTAGCGTTCCAACATCTGTGCCTGAAGAGTGGGCAATGGAAGCAAGCCAAGACCCAGACAAGTTTCGTGAGTTCGTAGTTAACTACGCAACGATAGAAGTCATATGAAAAACGGAGACATCTCAAACGTCTCCTCACCCCAAGTCATTTGTGTGACGGACGTCACAGTTAAGCTAGAGGAAGAGTCATCCAGACGTCTTTTGATAAAACAAACTTCTTTAAAGGTTGGGGCAATTGATTTACTTGCAGCTAACAAGCTGTGGCGACTAGCTAACAACTATTCAATTTCTTTAGAGCTTGCTGGGTTTGAAAGCGAAGGCTGGTCAGAAGAACTGCTTGATAAAGCATTTGAAAAACTTGAGCGTAGGGTTGTAAACCCATTTAACTATTGGCAACTATATGAGGACCCACATGAGTTGGTAGGTCTTCTCCCATACCGTGCTAATCTAAAGGCAGTGATAGATGTACCCAGCCGAGTTGCGATGTATGGCTCAGCAGGAGTACAACTAGACAATATCTAGTCCTTGAGGGAGGGCGTTATGTTCAGTATTGCAAATACAAATTGTCCGATGTGTCGTGCACATACGGTTGAGCGAATCTATGTAAATGGTAATTCTTATTTACAATGTCAGTCTTGTGGAGAGCGGTGGAAATAATTGGCTGCAGATAACGAACATCGGTTAGTCAGTAAGGTCATTAAAGAGCGGGAGATAACTCCTGTTCTACAACGTGGCATTACCGATGTTTGGTTTCTAGATGATGACAACCGTAAGGTGTGGACGTTTGTAAGAAAACATTACAGCGAGTACAGCGAAGTACCTACTGCTACAACAGTCTTAGACCATTACCCAAACTACAAGGTTTTAGATGTTCAAGACAGCATGGATTATTTGTTGGACACGATGGTGGATTTCCGTCGCCGTTTACTGACACGACAGGGTTTAGAAAATGCTGTTGAAAGTTTGCAAAGCAATGACCACAACTCTGCGCTTCTTGCCATGGAGCAAACAGTCTCTAAAGTTAATGAGCAAGGTGTGCTTGGTACACATGAAATTGATTTAACTAAGAACACTGAAGAACGTTATAAAGAATACCAAGCGTTACAGAATCAAGAGTTCTTAGGTATACCTACAGGTTTTAAAGACATTGATGAAGCAACTGCAGGGTTACAAGGCGGTCAGTTAATTACAATCATTGCTCCTCCTAAGACTGGTAAGTCGCAGGTTGCATTGCAGATTGCAATCAACGTTCACCTACTAGGTAAGACCCCTATGTTCCAGTCATTT